GAGGTTGTCAGCTTGTGAGCTGTGTGAACCTGTAACTTCTGTCCAAGTGCGAACATTCGCCACAGAATCATCAGCTGCATGAAGGTAGATTTACCATTCTGACGGCTAATAATCACGCCTGCTTCTTTAAAATACCACTTGTCATCTTCGGTGACTTTGCATATTTCATGGGCTAGAAAACATTGCCAAGGGAGCAGATCGAACCCGATCGAGGCACACCACTCGATGAAATCGATGCCGTAAGAAGGTAAATCTGGGCTTTTAGTCCATATACGAGGTTCTATCACACCTCGGTAAGCCTTCTGAGGCGGTTCTAAGCCTGTTTGAGCCTTATTAGGCATAGTCACTCGGAATCATCCTGATAGTGGCTTATTGAGCCATTTTTAGGGGTAAAAGAACCAAGGGGGGTCATGGGTGTTCTAGGTTCATCAAAAAACCTACCCCCTTTGCGTAAATTACATTGTTGGCACAATAGTTGAAGATTACTTAATGAATCATCTCCACCTAACTTGCGAGGCACAATATGATCAACATGATTGCCTTCCATGCCACACATCTGACACACACCATCTCTGCGTATTACTATCTCACGCAGCTTGCGCCACTTAGTAGATGATCCGTTACTTAACGCTGACTTCCTACTCATTACTGCCAGCCTTTAGTCTTAAGATGTTTAAGAGCTGCACAATAGTCCGGTATCTCATGATCTAAACCATATCTACTAGATACATAATACCAATACATGTAGAACTGGTAGTCATAGGGCTTGCCTTTAATATGTTCACTCTTAATTTGATAATAACCATGAGTTTGCTTAGTACCTGATCTATTACCAATAGCATCGATGTTCCATCTTGATTCTCTATAGATGATTTCGTTATGACATTGATATTGCTTATCTGTTAATTGATAGTTAGCCAATTCTTTCAGCTTCTTATTTGGCACTATTGAAGCCTGTGAACTAGGCATGCTTGCAATAGATAGAAATATCCCAATAACGACGGCTAACTCTCGCGCTACGCCTTTCAGGCGCGAGTTGAAGCCTTGATGGCTTCTAGCCGATAGTGTACCGAACGCTCCAAGCACATTAACATAAGTCCTGCTCAGAGTGCGTGTCATAAAGCCCCCCATTGTGTAGCCATCGCTTTAGCAATACCCGGAAAGGTCTTAGAACGTACTTTAGAACGCTCTTCAGGACTTAGTTTCCAAGCATCTGAATACCATTTAGGCATTTTCACCCCACTCGCATAAGTAATAGATTCACCTGGATCAACAATGTTAGTTGGTACTAACTTAGGCAATCCCTTTAACCATAAACAGGTGCGCTTACTAAAGGAATCCCCGAACTGCCAAGGTTGAATAATCTGATCTGGCTTGCGCCATTCACTAGACATGATTCCAACCGGGTTTTCTATGGCTATCTTGTCGCAATCCGATGCAGCTAAAGCCATAAAGAAGTCGATAGCATCTTGTTGCCTGCCATCCGCTCTTTTGGCTTCAAACCAAGCAGCGCCAGAAGATGCAAGATGAGTACATGGTGGAAACGCAATGATTAGATCCCAACCCTTATTCCTTAGCGGTATTACATCGCCTTGAATATGCCATTCTGGATGATCTCCTGAAGTTTCATAAAGATCAGACGAATAAGCCTCATGACCTAAAGCCCTAAATTCCTTAGTTACTGCCTGGCTTTCTTCACACGCTAATAACACTCTCATCTGTTATCCGTACTGTAAAAGCCCGGGCCTTTGAACGCAACGCCTACTGATGAATAGACCTTTCGCATATTGCTATGGCAAAAAGGGCATTCAAGATCGTGCGGTTCTGTGACACTTAGCCATTTCTCTACTCTAGCATTGCATTCGCAATTCTCGTTATCGCATTCAAACTCATAGATCGGCATTATCTCACTTTTCCAAATCCCGTTTTATTTAGGGCATCTTTAGAGGTTTTACCCAATCCAAACAATGCAGTATTGTGCATAATCTGATCTTCTCCACCCTCTGGTCTAACGAACCTTAGATTAACTGGCAGCGGAACTATCACTGCTGAGCTGTTCCATAATTTGTGAAACCATTTAGCCTTGGCAAAAGTCAATAAACAAATTCCATTGTTGTGTTCAATGAATTTATCCACAAATGGCGTTGGATTGCTGAAGGGTGGGTTCATAAACACCAAACCTTGCCATTCTTGAAGTAACGCATCATCTTCAATCGAATAAAACTTTTTGGCTGGCACTAAACCAGTACCCCCAGGCGGTGAACAAACATCTAAATCAAATTCCAAATTTATAAATTCAAATATCCATTTCGGGGTGTACCAGTTGTCAGCCATTTATTCATCCTCACATTTCAAGCAATGAGATCGCGATAAGACATAAGCGCCGCAACCCTTGCATTTAGATATATCAACATCGGTGTAAAAGTCTTTGCGACCTTCGAACCCGGCGGCTTTCAGTAACTCCACCAGATCGCCTAGGCGCAACATGGCAACATATTCCTCAGCATGTTCACCTTGTCCATTAAGCCTAAAGCAAGCGAACCCCAATAAGCCGCTCTTGGCTGTCCTAGTTTCGATCTGGCGGAGTGTCCCTGACACATCGAGTCCTGTACGCGCTTTAACCTCGCAATCGAACGGAACATTGAGGATATCGCGGCCATTACCTCGACCAACTGAAGCGCCTTCCCACGTGCGCCTCAGAAACTCTGCTACTACTCTCTCGGTTCTAAAACCTCGATGCTTACGGCTTTGAGACATTAACCGCATGACATTTCTTGCATGACCAGGTGATTGCTTGGCCTTGAATCCAGAACGCTAACTCTTCTTTGGGAACTGGCTCATTGCATAGATGACAGATAATTCTTACCTGTAAAGCGTTAATAAGTTCTTGCTGCTTCGCTCTCTCAGCTAAGACATCATCAGGTGGGAAGTTTTCCCATTCACCATCTTGATTCATGAATTGTAGGCTGCTCATTAACCTCTCGCCTTCTGCTTTACCCATTTACCGTCTTTGTTGATTTCCAACCAGACAGGTTCGCACTTCTCTAAGAATCCGCCTGCTGGGTTCTGGCATCTAAACTGCGCCCAAGGTTTGTTATTCTTCTTTGACACGCCTTCGCTAAAAGCCATTACTCCATGCTGGCAGGTTGGAATATCATCATCGATCTTAGATCCACCCATAATCTCTTGAACCATAGCAACAGCCTCAGCTGCATTAGCAGCAGGTTCAACAGCTTTAACTGTCCAAGGATCGTCCTCGATCGGCATTATGATCTTGTCTGCTAACTTCTCTGCGAAAGGCTTAGGCTCATTAGCCTTTACCTTAGACATTTCCTCGCGAGAGGCTCTCTTGCCTTTAGTCGCATAACCTGCGTTGGCCAATGCGCGTCCCAAAGCTGAGGTCTCGCAGTTTTCTAGCGCAGAGGTGCTGTTTACGCCCCTTACTTGAACCGTCTCTTCTGCCAATCCTGTTGCCCAAGGCTGACTGTCTGCTGAGTCTCGATATATCGCAGCCCAGACTATGTATTGCGTAGCTGTGTGCGCTATCAACTTAGTTTCAATTCTGCCTTCTGGATAATCTTCCCAGAATGACTTTGCGTTCAACTTAACGCCAAGGCGCTTTTCTACTGGATCATAATCTTCTAAATTAAACATATAGTTCATTCTCTTCTGTGTGTAGTTGTGCAGCAATAGCCACATAAGCGGCTAGATCGACATAGGTGTCTGTCTTGGCAGTCTCCATGCTTCGGGCTATTTTGACGAGTGCCATGCACATCGCGACTTGATAATCTGTAACTGGCATTTCAAGATAACTTGACCAGAGGGCAGCAGTTCGCGCCATATTGTCACTTGGGTGTCCGTAGTCGAGACCACGATCTTGGATAGTTGCTCTTGCTTCGTTAAGGTAATCTCTCGCATTCATGCTCTTACCTTATCGCGCTGATCGTAGAACTTGCGCATTGCCCGGCGGCCTTCTCGATAACCAGCATCGATGCCCATTGAGTAGAAGATTACAGCTGTGGCTAACCAGCCAAGCATAATAAATGCTATTTCATAGATATTCATATTGCTCCCTTTTACCAGAATCTCTGGATTGGGATAAGCATGGCATCGCTATCTGACTTTGCCTAGCACATTTTCATAACGAAATGGTAACAATTCCCCATCGTCCATGGCATCATCGATTGTTCGCTTTATATCGTTATCGAGATCGTCCATACCTACGACCATGGACTTGAAATGTCCCATCCTTTTCGATGTAAATCAGATCAACTTGGACATTCTTGCCATTCTCGGTGACGATAGCGAACGCCTGCTGCCAATTAGGCGTGGATACGTATTTGGCAGCCTTTAGATCCATCGCATGTCCTACTTCAACTCCATGGAGAACGCGCCTTAAAACCCCATTAGAAGCCTCAGAAGAGGCACTCCTGCCCGCTCTATGGGTATGCCCCATGATTACGCTCTGACCATGGCGCTTAGCCTGATTCAAGGCTGATAGTCCAGGATTAGGGTTTAGGCTGCCAAGATCCCCATGAATAGCGATCCAGCCCTTAGCGATAGGCATTGGAATACTCCAGAACTTGACTCCCATTTCATCAAGTTTTAAGAACTTCTCGAACTTTAATTCAGGCAGGGATAAGAACGCTGGGATCTTCTTCATGATTACTTTATACAATCGATCCGTATGATTGCTGCGCACCATATGGGCTTCCTTGGAATACTCGAAGAGCGACCAGAGAACATTAACTGTTCGATCGCGATCCTCAGCTAGTGTCTGCTCGTACCAGCCCGGTGTATTTTCTGTCCATCGGCTGATCTGGGGCAAGTCGATTTCATCTCCGATAGTAAGGACAGCATCGGGGCGAAACGCTTTAATAAATAAACTGAGATTGCGTACAACATGAGCATCTTCGTAGGGGCATTGTAAATCTGGAATGACCACAGTTCGTTTCATTAATCCTCATCGTCATCATCGTCATAAGGGATTTTGTCTGGTGACTGCGGCAGCCAATTAGGCGCAGGAAGAATAGTTGCCGGGTAAGTAGCAGGTTCTAGCA